TAGGTGCAAGAGAGTATAAATCTTTGTATGGCTGCATCCATGGTGAACTTTGAGCATCTGGAAAGTCATACTTAGCATTAATGCTTGCTCTATTGCGCACCGCACTGTTAATACTGTTTTGGGTGCTTGCTGCTAATTGATTGGCACCAGCAATGCCACTTGATAATGTATCTAGTCCTGCTTTTTTAGCTATATTAGAGAGAAGATTAGCAGATGATGCACCAGCAGCTAGAGTAGCTTCAGATGCATATAGTAGTGCTGCAATAACAGAAGTATCCTCAACCCTGTATTCAGAAATATCACCACGTGGAACTAATTTTTTATTAAATCCAGCATATGCTACTGGTGTAGTTGTCCAATCAAAATCATCGCAAATATTTATATAATTGCTTGCTCCACTATTTCTAGATAATGGTCTTGCAGCAACTATATTACCATTTGATAATGTTTGAGCACGCAAAGAAGATGATCCACCAAGTGGAAGTGCTTTTACGTACGGATGTTCAGTACTTCCAAAGTTTTCTTTACTGAGGTTGAATAACGATTGCGCCATGCATATATTTATGCATGTGGTACAAAATCATCTTATGCATATCCACCAGCTAACATTTGCTGCCTTATCTGTGTAGCAGTGTATTGCAAAGGAAATACATTATAATCATTTGCTTGCATCTCTTTGGATTGTTTTTGTGCATTAGAAGAACTATAACCAATTGCATTAACTGCCTTTTCAATTCTCATCAATATATCATTTGTAATGGTGATGGCTTTGAGTTGTGCATCAGCTTTTTTAACTTGAGTCTTTTTTAAATCCTCAAATAGAATTTTTAAAGCTTCATTACTTAATTGTGCAGCAACTGCTACATTTGCCTTGTTATTAGGTTTAAAATCAGGCATGCTTTCAGCATCAGCTGCTTTTTCTGCTTGCAACTCCTCTGCAGTTGAAAAATATCCTTCAACAGATTTCCACATTGATTTGGCCCATTCAACTGGCTTAGATACAATTTTCTTGACAAATGATTTCATTGCTTCAATTTTAGCTGCAAGTGCGTTTTTAATTGTGCCAACAAAGTCAAATTTCTCAATTTTAAATATCTCCATTGAAACTGGTGCATCAGCTTCTTGTTCTCCAGAATTTATTAATGATGATGCCCATTCATATACTGATGCTGCTGCATCAAATATTACACCCACAGGAGATGTATTGAATGCACCTTTGCCTATCATTCTAAGACCTGCAGCAAAGTTGCCATTCTTGATCATTCCGATTCCATCAATGATATCATTTATGCCTTTGAACAGGGGCATGTTTTTAATTTTTTCCCAAATAGTTGAAAACTTTTTGCCAATATTATCAAAAAAGTCAGTTAACCCCAAACTCTTATTTTGAGCTGCTTTTTCTTTATCCGTATATGTAAAATCTCTATACAAACTGTAAAAATCAGCAATTATGCCAAACCCCGGTATTGCACCCGCTAATTCTACCAAGGATCCAATATAATCACCATTTGTAAATTTTTCATATGCAAAGTATAGATTTATTATATCACCCAACCCTGGAATAAACTTGAAGAGTTTTAACCCATATTTGAGTATATCACCAAACATGCCTCCTAGACTCTTTAAAAAGGTCTTTATAGTATTTGCACCTGGTATTTTTTTAATCAATTCTTTGCCGATATCAAATGCATCTGATAGACTTTTAAAAATTTTATCCTTTGCTTCTTTTAGACTACCTTTGATTGAGTCTGGAAGAATGTCAAAAAGTGCTGCTGGCAATTTAAAAATTGTGTCTCCCACAGACTTAAGAGCTTCAAAGCCTTTGTTGCTAAAAACAAAAGACACTAGTGATTTTATCTTTTTTAATGTTTTTCTAACAATTTTCTCACCAAGCTTAACAGCTAATTTTCCTATTTGAGATATTCCACTGCCTATGTCACTGCCAAAAGCCAACTCGCTGCCGCCTGCTAGTAGACCAAGCCCACCGAGCAGTGACATAAAATCAAATGGTTTATCATTTTGAGGTCCTTTGTTGGAAAAAACATCAATTAGTTCTTTGATAACACTCTTGTCAATGCCTGCTATATAAAACTTTTTGACGTCATCGCGCTGAGTTAACTTGTTAATATCTTCTTGCTCTGCTTGCTGTTTTTGTGCTTTTGCAGTCTCATCTGAAGACTTTGCCAATCCATCTAGCTTGCTGAGCATTTTTATACTGTAGTCATTTTGCTCTTTTTGCTCTTTTTCTTTGTCAGATTTGAAAGCATCTTTGAATTTTTTGATTATGTTTTCTACACTTTTGTTGTCTATAGACACAATCTCGCCTTGTCCCTTGACCTTGTTTTCACTGACCTGCTGTTCATCTCTGTTTATAATGCTTGGTGCAGCTTCATTAACAGCATTTTTTGACTGCTTGACATTGCTAGTGCTACGCAGCTCATCTACAACTTCTTTTAGTTGCTTGATAAAATTATCCAAAAATACTTGTTCCACTCATGTATTTATGGTTTATAAACTGTTAGAATAGTGGAGTCTGTATATCAAGATTTTTGCCGTTGAATGCTTCTTCAATTACATCTTTTGCTTTTGTAATAAACTTTGCAACAGCATTATTGACTGATGCAGGCATTTGTTCTGCAATCTTTACATAAGAGCCGGTGTCAGCAACATCATCAAAACACACACTTTCATTTCGGATAGTTAATTTTTTAATGTGTTTAACAATCTCCAATACAAAGTAATCAGATGCAAGTTCTGATGCACCACGTGTTGCGTTTTTGTTGCTGTTGATAAACCAATTGTTCATGTCAGAATCACGCTGCAGGCTAGGCAGCTGCATTTCTACTTTTATAGCTTCGCCAAATGAAGCAGTAGCATGCTGAAACTTTTCAACATCAATTGTTTTAACAAAAGCATTTATTTCTTGAATTTGCTCTTTTGCCTCTTCTTCATCTGTCTTAAGATTCAGCAGTACAAACTCGCGATCAAATGTTGTTACATCATTTTTATCTTCATCGCAACAGTTGTCAGTAATAATGGCATTGAGTGCATTAACAATGCGTATATTATCCATTGGATTGTTGCTTATATTACCAATGAGTTTTTTTTGCTGAAGTACGCTAATGGGTTTGAATTTTTTTGCTTTCTTGGCCATTGGAATGTAGATTTCAACAATGGATTCATTGTTGATAGTTTCAAGATCTTTAAAAATTGAGTCAAACTTGTTCATGTGCATTGAGCATACTTAATGCATTGTTGCTGTTTTTCAATGCTTCACTTTGTTGTGCTTGTTCTTCATTATAGAATGACATGAAAAGTCTAACATCTGCTGGAGTTAGATTATTATAATCAGTGCAAGATAAATGCAGTTTTGTCAAGCAAAAATATTTTTGCCTAAAGTAGCTGAACAAATCTTCTTTGTAAATGATCTTTAATATTTCAAATATGCTTGAGTTAAACGGATTGATGCTGATAGCAGCAAAACCCAATGAATTTACTTGTGGAATAAAATTTATTTCAGCATATTTTTGTTGTTCTCTATCAACATACTCAGCGAGTTTTCGCAAAATATTAGCATTTACAACATTTAGCAATTTGTTCTTTTGTTGAACATTTAGCTCATTAAGAAGCAGCCCGTTTATGCTGTATAATGAGTTAATGAGCGCATTATCATCATTTAAATGCAACTTTGTAGGTGTATAAAACTCAAAACAAATGTTATCAACTGATATTGTTTGTTTTTCCATGCTAACTTGATTGAGACAGTTAATTATGTCTTCCAAATCAATGTTTATTGCAGCATTCTCTGCATTTATTAATTTTAGTGTGCTACTATAGCTTATGCTCTTAATTTTGCATAAAGTAACAAACTTATCTATGTTTGTTATTTGATTGCTTGTTAAATCTTCATTAAAAATGCAGCATTTTTGCAAAATATAATCAAAACACTTTTCTATCTCTTCATTGTTGTCTTCCAACAAGAATTTTTGCAAATTTTCATGCACTTCATTGGTGATACTCTTAACAGCAATGATTTTTTTGCAACTAGGTAGGGTTAATTTTGATGTAAATGTCATGTATTGCTTACATTTACACTATAATTATCAAAACACCACGTTACAGAGCGCAAATCTGGAGTTCCTTGATCTTCATTGTATGAATATTTTTTTCCATCCACCCCAAACGGTGCGCAATTATAAAAATTATATACCTTTCTTATGGGTCTAAATGTATTAGTGTCATAAGGAGCTATAGGAGTATGCTTTTGTCTGCCAAAAGATATCAATTGCATTCTAGGAGCACGCACACGCTCGTTAGCATTTTGATAAGCAAAATATCCATTGTAGCTGCTAACAATGACCCATGGACGAATTACAAAATCCACAAAATCAGAATTTGTTTCACGAAACGATGTAGCGATGCTTTTGCTTGCAAAGGCATCACGCTGTCCCGCTACACCAGGTTTTATAAAACCACCAAAATTGTAGTTTCCGGCTTGCACTACATTATATCTATCATCAGGAAGTGTTACAGAGTCTACAAAGAAGCAGCCTACCTCAGTGGTGCTCTGCACCTGCTGCTTGGTTAAATCGTCATATGCATCAGAAAGAAGCCAATCATTTGTTCTTATAGCTTCTAGTTGAGCTATTTGTTGCTTCACAATTTGAGGAAATCCATGTATAATTAATACCCACTGCGAGTTGAGTGCTAAATTATACTCGTAACGCTCGAGTAAAGTAAGATATGATTCTCTAGGTGATTGTGCCACCTAATTATTTATTATACTGGTGCGTTCTCTTCAAAGAAGTGGTAAGATATAGTAGCATCAAAGAATACTGGCTGACCTGTACCATCTGCCATGTTGTATTGAATTTGTCCTACCTGACGAATGCCTACACCAACCAATCTAAATGTTGAGATTGGCTCAAGTGCCTTGTCAAGTTGTACCAATGTAATGGTGTTGGCGCGTGATGCAATGTTGTAATCGCCTGTGCTCGTTGCATCATCAAAAACTCGACGAGATTCTGCTAAAAATTTATTTCTAAGCTGAGAATTTGCATCGCAATAAAAATTAAGAACATATCCTTCTGCGCCAGGATATGTTGCTACACCAGCAATATTAAACGGCAGCCCCATGAATTTAGCTTGCACATTGGTGATACCACGCGCTGGCAATGTTGCTGTTCTTGCGTAAATTAATTCACTTTCATCAAAAATAGCGCCGCCAGCAAATGTAACGTTAATTACACGAAAGAGGAAGTCGCGTGAAAATTCTCTTGCAAGTGCGCGATCATAAAAATTGCCAATGGTTTGGTTAGTCTGTGCCATACTTTTATTTATTCATCACAGATGCAAATAGTTGATTTATTTTGTTGCTTGCTTAGCAATATTTTGTGCATTGCGGTACATTCTTATGGCAACACCTTTGTCGTGTGCATTGGGCTTGCTTGCAGAAATGTAATCTTCATTATCAAGATATTCTTTTGCTGCTTGCTTGTAAAGTCCTTTGTTGATTAATTCAATGGTTTTGGGTGATCCTGATAAATCACCTCTAAAAATGCCATTGAGAATGGTGATTTTAAAATCATTATTGTATTCTTTAAATTTGGGAAACAAACGCTGCGCTATTTGTATTTTGCTGTTGATGTCTGCATCTAGTAAATCGTTTATTTCTTTGTCTGACAATGTTTTGCCTTTGTATTTTTTTAGTTCGCTTTTTGATTTAATCAAATGTCCATAGCCAATGGTCCATTTGCCTTTGGTATCTTTGTATAAGCGAGTCTTTCTGCCTTCATCTTGCTTTAGCATTTGTCTTGCTTTGTTATAAAACTCTTGACTCAATTGCTTGTTGGTATTGTCAGGAGTTTGCTGTTTGTTTGCAGCTGCACCAAAATATGCTTGATTTTCCTCTGCTGTTGGTGGAGTGGGTTTGTAGTTCTTCCATGCAGCTTTAATTTTGGATACAATGCTTTGTACTTTCGGTGTATTTTGTTGCTGCACAGCATTGTTTTCAATTTGTTGCACCTGTTCAGGTGTCTTTTGTTGCAAACTTTGTTCAACTTTTTGCTTAATTTCATCCAACTTGGGTGCAACATACCCCACATCAATGAAACCAAGCATCAGTGCAGTAGCAAGCAAAGTTTTTGGTCAGGCAATGATGTTTTTTATTGATTCACTTACAAGTTGTTGTGAATATGCTTCATTGAATGGCGACTTCATCTTGTTATTTATGGCAAATGCTTCTCTGTAATAATAAGAAACTCATATCCAATGCTTTGTGCATATTTTTTTGCAGCTTCCCACTTGCTGTTGTTGATGAGCCATGTAGCATTTTCATAAAGAATGGTTGATTCTTTTTTATTGCCGTGTTTTGAGGGTGGCTTGGTTTGGCTTTCTGGCT